CACATGAAGCGTGAACTGGGCGACATACTTTGGTATTGGATTCAGGGCTGTATAGCACTAGGTTATACTCCTGACGAAGTAATGGACGAGAATATTAAAAAATTAGAAGCACGTTATCCAAACGGCTTTGAAGTAGCGAGGTCAGAGACCCGCGAGAAAGGAGACATATAATGGAGTTATTAAACGACATAATCTTATTCCCTTACTATACTTTCAATTACATCTTTAGCTTAGCCTGTTGGGTTGCTCTAGCGATATACACACTGAACTGGATTAACGAGAACAACGCTAGTGATTGGTTTCAGTACAATTTCAATAGAAAAATGGACGCAATACACGACTTCTTTGTTGGAATTAAGGAAAAGTTCAGTAGGAGTAAGTAATGAGTCAATATAGTGCAATAGTAGAGGAAACTAGAATGGCTATTGAAGCAGAGAAATGGGGCATATGTGTGAAAACGATACATGCCCATTCATTTGATAGTATGTACTATGACGACAGACCACAAGATACAGCTAAAGGCACTAAGAGTGTGATGGATATAGAATACAATGGTGGCTGGATAGACAGGTACCAAAATGATGTTCTTATCCATACCTTTGGCAAGAAGCTAGGCAGAACAGAATTGCTTGATGCTTATGGAAGGAGTGGTAGGTGAGTAAAGAAACGAAGGCTAAAGAATGGTTTGAAGCCCAAGAAAAATATGGGTATGATGAAGCAGTACATGTAGTTGCAGAACTATGGGGATATTCAGTATACCGAGCTAAACAAGAAATAGATAAAATTGAGGAGGACTTATGGCTGTAAATTATACACCCGAAATGGTCGATACTATGAAAGAAAGGTATAGTGCTAATCCGACCAGAGAAACAGTAGAAGAATTAGCAAATGAATTGAATAAGAGTATAAAAAGTGTTATTGGGAAGCTATCCAGAGAAGGAGTTTACTTAAAAACAGAATATTTAACCAAAGCGGGTGAAAAGCCAGTTACCAAGCAAGAGTTAGTAGAAACTATAGCGGGTATTTTAGCAGTAGATTATCAGGCCCTAGCGGGTTTAGAGAAGTCTCCTAAAAGCTCACTTAAGTTGCTAGAAGAAACACTTATTATCACGCTAAAACCGGAGTTGTACAATGAGAATATGTAAAGGAGAGTTCGGTTTAAAGGGTTCTTATGCACAGGTACTTGGTTTAGTTGATACCCCAACGGGTGTGAAAGCGAGATTAAAGTTCCCTGATGGTACTAGAGATTTAGTTAGCACAACAAAAATAAGAATGTTGCAAGACAAGGACTTAGATGCTCTAGGAGTAGGAAAACTCAGTAGAAAACTGATGGGAGTTTGAAGCTAGAGGACAAAATTAAATATAATTAGCCCCACTTTGTTGGGGTTTTTTATGAGTGATTAAAAAATTTTCAATCGGACGAAGTTATGGGAATTGGAGACGAATTTTTAGTAAGTAGTTAGTGTTTGGGATTTCTTTAGCGGGTTTAGAATGGAATTGATTGGATTTTCTTGGCGGAAATGATTAACACATTAACTCCAAGATTTTCTCCAGAATTTATCAGATTTGAATATCGCGTTTCCCCCGCTGTCGCTCCCCCAACGCTCTCAATTCTATATTCTGAGATTGGGAGTAGAGGAGTAATTGGTGGTTTGTTTAGATTGCATTTCTAAATTATAGATATATTTTACCATACTTTTTAAAATAATGCAAGATGTGTTTTTGGGAGGTGAGAAGATAGCTGTACTGGAATGAGGTTTTGGTACTAGAAAATACATTAAATCTTTGATGAGGATTGTAAATTTAGGAGATATACTTCAATTAAGTAGTAATACCACCAAGGGCTCATCTTAAATGATTTGGTCTACGCTTGATATGATTGGCATTGGCAGATGTAATCTTTTGTTGTCTCTTAACTGCGGCTGCTTTTTTACGCTTTCTTTTGGTGGTAGGTTTTTCGTAGTATTCGCGTTGCCTTACCTCATTGATAATTCCAGCATTATCGCATTTTCTACGGAAGATACGAAGTGCCCTTTCGAGGGGCATACTACTGGAGTTAATGCTTGGCATCTGTTACCCTATCGAAAGTGTACCCTTTCTTGCGAAGTATATGTACTTTGTTGCGTATAGACTGCTCACTTCTACCAAGTAAAGTCGCAAGTTTCCCTACGCTCTCATTGTTATACGCTTTACGCAGGAATTTAATTTCTTCGTCAGTCCAAGTTCTCATATAGTTATTATACTAAAAAGAGAAGCAAAAGTCAAGAACTATTTTTGTTGAACTTACGAAAATTCTTGACTGCGCGCTTAAATAGTAGTATAATATAGTATAAATCAAAAAAGTAAGGAGAAAATATGATAGTTAAAGGCAGTATGAGTTACAGTCCTTGCGGGCGTAAACGTAAAACTAATGCTTGGAAGAAAACAGTAGCTAAAGCAAGCAAGTCGGTACTACACACTAGTGCAAAAACGATGCAACCAAAGGCAAAAGAATATCCTAGTATGAAAGCGAGCAAATATTCAGAGCCAGTAGACAATTCTTGGAAGGTAGAAGAAAGTAAGAAATTCACCGTAGCTCCAGCATATAACAAGGGTGCTTATCAGGTTATACCACGAAGCGACATAAAACATATAGGAAAATAATGAGTAATCTAGAATGGATAATAGCAGTGCCCATCTTAATTCTATGGGCAGCATTTGGTCTACAAGTAATAACAGAATTTATAAAACACACAGGAAAATAGTATGGAATTGTTCGGATTGAATGAGTACCAGTGGCTTGTCTTAGCAGTATGCTCTAGTGGCTGCTTCTATGCAATAGGAAAAAGAATAGGGATATCTGATACGCTCGATTATTTGCGAGAAAAAGGGCAGATAGATTATGATGATTGAAAATAGTTCTTGACACCAAGTTTAAAATTTGTTATAATTATCGAGTAAGTGGAAAAATCGCTTACATAACTAACCTCGCTACCGAAAGGAGCGTAAGCGTGACCGAAAGGCACAAAGGAGAAAGACTATGGTATCACACAATACAATACATAGAGAAATACTAAAAAACTTCTGGCTAGGACATAATCCAGCATGGCTTGACCAAATGGATATGCAACAAAACTACCCAAGATATAATATAGTGGAGGGCAAAAGTGGATTCAAACTCGAAGTCGCAGTGCCCGGTTGGAGTAAAAAACAACTAAAAGTAGTTCAAAAAGACAATGAACTACGGATAGTCGGCACTAAAAGCACTGAAGGAGGTGATAATTATCTTCATCAAGGACTGAGTGCAAAGTCATTTGACAAAACATTCGTCCTTAATTCTGACCTTACAGTAACTACCATTAAGTTAAAAGATGGCTTACTGACAGTCGATATCACGAAAGACTCAACAAAAGAGGTAGAGTTCGATATCAGCTAAGACCTATGGGGGAGCAAGTCTCCCCTATACCCCCACTAAAGGAAAAACAATTATGAAAATAAGTAAAAATGGATTAAATTTAATCAAGCACTTTGAAGGGTGCGAACTAGAGGCATATAAATGCCCTGCAGGCGTGTGGACGATAGGCTATGGTCATATCAAGACAGCCGTAGAAGGCATGACAATTACTCAGCATCAAGCTGATGACATGCTTATTGAGGAAATGAATGAGTACGAAGGTTATATTAACAATTCAGTACTAGTAGACTTGACTCAAAATCAATTTGACGCCATGGTTTCGTGGGTATACAATCTAGGAAACGGAAACCTTAATGCAAGTACACTTTTGAAAGTATTAAACTCAGGCGATTATGCAGGCGTACCAGCTCAAATGATGAGATGGAACAAAGCAGGTGGTAAAGTACTAGAAGGATTAACTAGACGAAGACAGGCAGAAGCAGACCTATTTGCTCTATGAAAGCCTTCTTCAAACAAATATGGTCGTATCTGTCAAAAGTTGCAGTACCTATTTGGAAAGTAATAAAGTGGTGCTATGTTTGGCTAAAGTACAAGCTATTTCCTAGATATAAACTTACTGTCAGTTATAACTCTACATGGGGTGATGATGATGACAGAAGTTACGAAGTTAAGAAGTTTATTAAAAGACAGCCTAACTTCATAAAGTTCATAAACGACGATAACGAGTTAATCGAAATTAGAGGCGCAGATGGACTTAACTATAGGATAGAAGAACTATGAACCAATTTATGATGGCAATTATATTAGTACTGAGCTTAGGTGGATACTATCTGTATCAACAGAACTTAGTACTGACAGCTAACAACTTAGCACTAGAAAGTGCTGTAGCAACGCAGGAAGCTGCGATAGAAAATATGCAAAATGATTTTACTATGCAAACTAAACAACTTGGGGAACTTCAGGCAAAGTCCCAAGCTACTCAATTAGAGATGAATAGATACCTAGACATCTTTAAGAGACATAACTTAACCAAACTAGCAGCGGCGAAGCCGGGTTTGCTAGAGCCTAGAATCAACAAGGGAACTAAAAATGTATTTGACTCAATCGAAGAAATTAGTAGGACTATTGACGCTCTCGATAATGATGTCGAGCTGCAGTCTTCTAAGTCCAAAACAAATTGAAGTAACAGCTAAACCAATGGACAGGATTATAACACAACCTGTTCTACCTAGAGAAATAGACTTGAAAGAGCCTCTATGGTATGTAGTAAGTGATAAAAACATTGAAGAGTTTCACGACAGGTTGACAAAAGAGCATGGCCAGATAGTATTCGTGGCTATGTCTATCCCTGATTATGAGTTGATGAGTTATAATATGCAAGAACTTAAGCGTTATATAACCGAACTCAAAGAGGTCGTAGTTTACTATGAAAAAGTAACAGACCCCGAAGCATTGAAAAATGAAACAAGTACCGATTAAAAACATAAAAATGTTGCAGAAGTTAGACTCTTTTGCAACTATACTACTACAGATGCCCCACAGCTGGGTGTCAGAACCTAAAGCAAACTTAACCTTTGCTAAACTAAAAGAACACATGGCAGATGCCTCTTTTGTAGGCTACCCCAAATCACATAACTACCAAGACTATACAGGCCATGTTGCCAAAGTTCAGTCAGGTAGTATGAAGAAACGGCTTAGAACAGAAAAGTATTTCTTCTTAAAATATTTCCAGTATAGCTCTGGAGTTGTACACATGAACCACCCTAAGTGGTATTATGATACACTTACAGTAATGCCACCACGCTGGGGACATACAGGTTGGAGCAATTCCAAAAACAAAGGTAGATGCTACATTAGATTTATTTATAATGCAGGTAGCGGCTACTCAATAGAAGTAGAAGGAAAAAGACAGACAACCATTAGAGACCAAAGACGACTCATCGGAGCAGGTAACTGGACTTGTATTACAGGTAAGTGCGGCAAAGATGGAAAGACTTGGTTTGCAGATACTAATACAGGCGGAAAGCCTAGAATAGTAATAGACCTTAGTATCCCCGAGAAGTATCAATACGTTGTTGATGCTACAATAGACCACCTACAACACTACTAAATTTTTATGAACTACGAACCCTTTAATACATTAGCTAGGGAATGCATTAAATATGTCAATCCAGAGTACGACTGGAGATTTATCCACGCAGACAGCTACACCCTATACTCACATACAGGCAGTATTCTATATAAGTCCAGCTCCCCTCTATTTAGGGAAATGCAAGACGAGGTATTTGACGAAATACGCAAAGAAGTGGGACTTTCCCAGGCTTTTATAACAAATCTAACATTAGTAAACTGTAACGAACATTCAGTTTGCCACCCTTTACCCCTCATGTCGGGAGTTATCACTCTCAATGCAGCGGGTGCTTATGCAGCTATACGCAAAGACGGAGAAGATAAGAGTAGGAAAACTGCGTATCGAGCAATGCATCTTCATTCGCCCCATTTAATGAACTGGAGAAATAGTGACAGCATTGGCTTCTATGTAGGAAGTCAGAAGCATCTTTTTCCCGGCAATCGCGTCATGAACTATTATCCGAAAGCAGGAACACAATTCTTTTACTTTCATATTGACGAAACATATACACGACTAGGAAAGAAGAAAGATGAATAACGAAATTATACGCATATTTGTAGGAACTAGTGAGTACGAAGACAAGTGGATAGAGAAGATACTTGCCTATACCCTACATCAAAATACAGACAGAGAATTAGAAATAACCTTCATGCGACCGAGCATGTTTCCTGATTGGAATACCGAAGGTTGGGGTACGCCCTTTACTTGCTTCAGGTATGCAATAGCAGAGCTATGTGAATTTCAAGGACGAGCAATCTATATGGACTGCGACCAAATGAACTTCCGAGATATCGGAATGCTGTACGACACTTACTTAGAGGGCTGTGCCTTCGGAATGTGTTGGGACACTCTCAATATGAACCCCAAACAATATCTAGGTACACCCTTAGAGCGTGGTTGGTTTAGTGATAGTGTAATTGTGATAGATTGTGAAAGAGCAAAAGAGTATATTGCTCCTATAGAAGAAATCGCAGCAACCACTTGGGGGTACAAAAATGTCTTTAGTAAGACGATTGGCTCTCCTGATAGGTTTGCAGTAGAGGACAGAATAATAAAAAGAATAGATTCCCGCTGGAACTCCTTCGATGGTTATGTAACTGATGGAGAAGCAAAGGAGAGGGGTGACCAAGAACAGTATGAATTAGATGATATTTGGCACTTACACTTTACATCTTTAAGTAGTCAACCGTGGCACCCCAAGTACAATCCTCATGCAAAAGCAACATACAGTAGACAGGATATATCCGACGAACTGTGGAGAGTAAATAAGAAAGTAACAGACTTCTTGTACTGTTTAGGCGACTACTAATGATGTTTCAGAAACTAACTACACCTCTGCCACAAGAGGTGTTTGATATATGTAGAAAAACATTTGAGACGCACGTAGGCATGGAAGGGCTAACTGGAAAAGGATTTGACCAAGACTTTAGAAAGACTGAATGTAGATATATTCAACGAGCAAAACGAGTAGGTGCTCCACAACCTAGAGGTATAGAGCTCGTGGAAGAGTTCATAAACGATATGGGTTATCCAGACTATACACCAGAGATACTACAAATTGCTAGGTATCACAGAGGGCATTTTTATAAGTGGCATACTGATGGTTCTGGCAGAGGTTATAGAAAGCTGTCAATGTCTTGCTTACTTAACGACACAAGCGAGTTTGTAGGTGGAGAAATGGAGTTTAAGATGCCAGACAAATACCACTCAGGGGGTGTTTTGATGACAGGACAAAAGACTGAAATAAAATTAAAGAAGCGAGAAGTACTCTTGTTTCACCCAAACATAGAACACCAAGTGCTACCAGTATTTGAAGGCACTAGAGATAGTTTAGTTGTTTGGTTTGTGGAGAAATAATGAAGATACCTGAATTGACACGAATGACAATGGAAGAGTTTGAAAGCAAACGTAACGATTGGTTCGTAGTAAAAGGTGGAAGCCCTCGGTTCGAGGATTACTTTAGTTGGGAAGAGATGGACAGCTATATGAATAGTAATGGACTGAACGGGCACGAACGTATGACACAGTTACAAGTTATTGATAAGAAAAGTGGTAGAAAGTACTGCCACAAGAAAGCCGAACAAAAGATGACTAAACGAGATATCTTCAAGAAGTGGAAAGAAGGTAGTTCTTTTGTGTTAGCATTGAGCGAGCATCTAAATAGACAATGCTGGAATCAATGCAAAGACTTTGAAGAATATTATGGCAGAGGCCAGTCCAACATCTATATGTCAGGACAGAAGGACGCAAGATGCTTCCCAACCCATGCCGACACTACAGAGAATTTTCTGTTCCATGTTAGGGGTACAGTTCGTTGGTACGTCATGAATGAGTACGAACACGAATGTAAACCAGAAGATGCAACAGTAGATAAATGTATTGACCTAAGTGAAGGGGATTTATTATTCCTCCCACCTAAGTTATATCACAGGGTAGATACCCTAGGCCCAAGAATATCAATCTCTTTTCATTTCCACCCACCTAATGGACGGAAGTATTGGAGAGAAGAATGGTTGGATTGGATTGGAGACATAAATGGCGCAGCCAAGTGAACAGTTCTCAGGCGATATGTCTAGGAACGAAGTAGAAATAGACCTTCAAAAGTTTATGGCTATGGTGGGTGAGATTGGGGAACTAAAAGACCAAATCAGAACACTAGAGAACGACAAAGAACCAGATAACCCATGGCAGAAAGCCATATGGTTTTCTCAAATGATAGACTCATGGAGAATATTCCCTAGAATGTTCTTATCAGTATATATGTACTTATTGTACTATTGTACTTTTTGGTTTATGGAGTTGGACGTACCTACATTAGAGCAATCAGGACTTATCTCGATTGTTGTAGGAGCAGGTGCAGCATGGTTCGGACTATACGCAGGTACAGCTAAGGATAAGATAAACAGTAAGTAGTACTTATACGAAGTCAAAAATAGTTCTTGACAGAACTTTAAATTTTATGTATAATATACATAATAAAAAAATAAAACTATAAATAAAAATAGTTTGAGCAGTTTGAGATGTCCCCTTCAGGACAAGTGAACAGACAGCCCAGAAACGCAGTCTTATAGTGTAGCGATAGTGTGTGAACGCTATAGAAGTAATTAACACAGCAACAACGTAAAAAGGCTAACGACAGGGCATTATGTATCTACCTATTTTAATAGGATTGAAGGGGATTATCTCTCCTTATGGAATTCAGATGACAGAAATCATTAAAGAAAACATAGTATCAGATTCAGGCGTTCGTGCTTACGAAATAGATGGCATGAGAGTAACAATGCCCGAAGCATGGGACGACGATAAAAAACAGGCATGGCTAGAAAAAGCCAGAGATGATATGCACTTGCGTAGAAATCTTAAAGTAATTAAAAAAAGTGGCACAGCAACTTTATTGCGTGCATTTAGACAGCACGGAGAACTTACGAGTGAATAACAATACAAAATATCAAAATCAAACCGAAGCAGCGGAAGACTATGATTTAGACGTACCTAATCTTACAATGTGGGAAGATGGTGATGTTGAAGAAAAGATTACAATTCCCTCGCCTAGACCTAGCGAAGTTGATAAGCATGGTAGACCCAGCGAAGAAACATTTAAACTTGTGGTAGAACCGCAACCAAAGATTATGGAACACACACAGATGATAAGATTGAACCTTCAACAGCAACAGTTAGAAATTGAGCAACAGATAGCGTTACTAGAAGGACAACTTAACAAACAAAAAGAATACCTAGCCAAGATTGAAGGTGGTATTGATGTACTTGATGAACTAGCAAAGGTTTAAAGTATGTTGTGGGTGATTGATGATTTTTATCCTAACCCTGATGAAATCAGAGCAAAAGCGTTAGAGCTTAAGTTTAGGACAGGACAGGGTAAACAAGTAATGCACCCCGGCTCACGTGCCTTAACAAATGCTAAAGACCAGCGTGCCAACATTTATTGGATTAAGAACAGGCAATACTTAAAAAACAGATGGAGACATATCTGTAATGCAGAGCCTGTTGAATGGGAAAAGATGACAAGTAACTGTGCGTTTAACTTATGCACAGATGATAAAGCAGCAAGGTTTAGTTGGGTTCATTCAGATGATGCAGGCAGGGAACACCCTATGTACGCTTGTGTAGTATATCTAACCCCCAACCCACCACCAAGCACTGGTA